TTTGGATGTATGTTTGGTGGGTATACTTTAGATTTTTTAAATATTAAATCTGAAGTATATAGAACTAAAAAAACATTAGAAAAAACTAATTATAATTTAGATATTGAAAGACTTAGATTAGATTTTTTAAGGGAATATCCCGAAGCTAATCAGCAAGAACAATGTGATACTAATGTTATAGGTTTTTATCAAGAAAAAGACTGTGAAGAATATATAGACGAAGAAGAAAACGTTGAAGGTAGTTTAAAGAGAAGATAATATCTTCTCTTTTTTGATTTGTTTTTACAAAATAAAAGGAATAGAGGGGTGTGAGCATAGTATTGGGAAGAATTAAAAAAAATAAAACAGAAACGGATACTAAAATAGATTCTAATGTCAATGTAAATACAAAACAAAAAATTAAGTGTCCTATGTGTGGCAAACTTCAAAAAGATTCCGATTATTATCGTGCCACATCTCCATTATATGAGAATAATAATAATCGAATGGTTTTTTGTAAAAGTTGTAATGTTAAAGTTTTTGATAAATATTTTAAAATAACTAATGATTTAAGAATAGCAACATATATAACTTGTATGAAATTTGATGTACCTTATAGTGAGTCTGAATTTTGTGGTATGTTAAAACAAGTAAAAAACGGAAGCGAACAACACCCATTTAGAATATACATGACAAAATTAAATTCATTAGGTCTTTTTAATAATAATATGTTAGATTTTGAGCCAGAAGGTTTGTTTAAAAAAGATATGAATTTAGATTATACTAGTAATATAAAATCAGAAGATAAAGAGGATGTAAACCCCAATATAGATTTAAAGGAAATTGAAAAAGAAATAGAAATAACAGAAGAAGATTTACAAGTTAAAGAAGATGTGATTAGACTTATAGGATATGACCCATTTGCCGGGTATTCTAAATTTGATCAAAAGTTTCTTTACAATGATTTATCACCTTATTTAGATGAGGATACATTAGATGATAATTTTAAACTTAGTCAAATAATTCAAATAGTAAATAATAATAATCAAATAAGAAAGATAGACTTAATTATTAATAATATGAGTTGTGATGTTAAATCTTTGTTGGCAAATCACGGAGACATTAAATCTTTAACTCAAACTAAAAAAAATATAGTTGATAATACAGATAAAATTGCAAAAGAAAATTCTATATCTGTAAAACATCGAGGAGATAAAACTGCTGGAAAATCAACCTTAACATATCTTATGAAAAATTATAGAGAGTTAGGTTTTGAAGATGCAGAGCAAGATTACTATGATCAAAAAAAAGCTAATGGAATGAAACTTGTTGCGGATATATCTAATAAAAGTATATTAGAACAATTACAATTTGATGAGAATGATATAAATGATATGTTTTTTACACAAAGGCAATTAATAGAACAATTGAATCAAAAAGTATTAGAATTAGAAGAAGAAAATAGACAGTTATATGTTAAGTTAAGTTTGCCTCCTGAAGAAAAAGGAGAGTGAATTAAATGAAAAGAAATAAAAATATATTAAGCACTAGAAAAATTAAACTGTATCAAGCTAATTCTAAAATTATAAAGTTTTTTAGAAGAAATCCTATAATTGCTTGTGAAGATTTATTGGGTATAAAATTATTAGATTTTCAAAAATGGATTATACAGGAAGCATGGAATAAGCCTATGGTTTTGATGGCTTGTAGTAGAAATGCTGGAAAATCTTTTTTGGGTGCAGTAATTATAATATTAAAAGCTGTATTATATGAAAATCAATCTATATATATAGTAGCCCCTGTTGGAGATCAATCTAAAGAGTTATTTAATAAAATTGAAGAAATTGTATTAAATATAGGTAAAACGGCAAGCTCAATAGATTCCTTAAAAGATATAGTTATGAATGAGGTTGTAAAATCACCTTCATGTAAAACAGGATTTAGTCATCCACAGTCGGGTTTTCATGTTGAATTTTATAATGGGAGCGAAATATATTCTTTAAATGGGAATCCAGATAATAACAGAAGTAAACGTGCAACATTAGTATTTTTTGATGAATGTGGTTTTATGTCTGAAGAAGCCATTGCTGCAACAGAAGCATTTGCAACTCAAGATTCTAATTTTAAAACGTCTACTAAAAAAGACTTCAATATTAAAGCACAAAGAAAAAAATGTCCGACACAATTAATATACGCTTCTTCTGCAAGTGATGTTGATACTACTTTTTTTAAACATTATAAAAACTTTGCTAAACAAATGTTTTTAGGTAATCCTGATTTTTTTTGCTGTGATATACCTTGTGAAGTTCCTTTGAAACCAACTATGGACGGTGAGTTATATCCACCATTACTTACGCAAGCTAAAATAGACTCTGCTATGAAGGCTAATAGAGATAAGGCTATGAGAGAGTACTATAATAAGTTTACAAAAGATGGAGGAGAGTCACAAATTGTTAAGTGGGGTGCTATAAGAAGGAATGAAACTTTATTATTGCCAGAGCTACATTATACTAATGGTAGTAAATATGTTTTAGCTTTTGACCCTGCAAGAATCAATGATTGTTCTATTATAGGAGTAATGAAGATTATAGAAGATCCTAATATTGGCTATTATGGAGAAATAGTAAATATAACAAATCTTATAGATATAGCAAGTAAAAAAGGTTATAAGATGACTTCACAAGAACAAATAAAATCTTTAAAAGATTCCATATTATCATACAATGGTGATGCCCCCGACTATGAAAATATAGAAGCTTTATTAATTGATCCTGGTGCTGGTGGTGGAGGAATTAATGTATTTGGTGATGCATTATTAGAAGATTGGGTAGATGACAAAGGTATTACTCATAGAGGTTTAATTGATAAAGATTATGATATATATAAAGGTTTTGAAGATAGATACCCTAATGCCATAACTGATAAATTAAGATTTTTATCACCAACAAAATATAGAACACAAATGGTTGATGAGTTTATTGAATTAATGGGATTAGATTTAATTAAATTTACTAAAGAGTATAGTGGGAATGGTTATATAACTTTAGAAAAAGAAAAATCAGGCAAAGCTGATGAAAAAGAAATAGAGTTAATTAAGAAACATCTTTCATTAGAAGAAGAAATAAGTTTAATCAATATAGATATAGCTAAAACAGAAATAACCTCAATACATAAGTTTGAAAATGCTGAGAAAACAAAATATTCTTATGCCTTATCAAAAGAAAAAGAAAGAACTATGAATGATGATAGATTTTATGTAATAATAATGCTTGCACATTATCTATATGGTTTAAGAAGAAGTAATATCACTAGAAAAAAAACAAAACCTATAAACATGAGTGGATATTTATCATTATGGAATTAGTAATTAAAATATAAAAGCAAAACCTATAAGAAAGGAGGTTAAATTTTGCCTTCTAAAAATATAAATAAAAAAACAAGTAACAATAATAACTCTAAACAAACACAATCAGAAGATTTTTTAAAATTATACAAAGAATATAAAATACAAAATCCTGATTCACAATCAGAAGACTTTTTAAAGTTTTGGAATGGCTATCAAGAATCACAGCTAGAAAAATTAAAAGCAAATATTCATTTTGATATGAGTAATTATATTAACTCATTAGATGTTGGTCGTAGAAGGAACAAAGGATTGAAAAAATACACTAAAGAAGACGTAATATTATTTTTAAGAAATCCTGATAATTATGAAGCAGCTTTAAGACAAATAAGTAATTATTTGTATAATATGTGTCAAGAATATAAAAACTTAATAAAACATTACAGTAAAATGCTTACATTTGACAATATATTGTTGCCTGATATAGTAAATCCTAAAGTATATGAAGATAAAAAGAAATTATTAAATTCATTTTATAAAAATCTTCAATTTGTTCAAGATTATAATATAAAATATAAGTTAGGAAAAGTTACTGATATTCTAGTAAGGGAAGATGTTTATTTTGCATATGAAAAAACAGATGGCGAGAATTTTGTATGGCATCAATTACCTTCAAATTATTGTAGAATAAAAGGTATGGATAAATACGAATGTTATAAATTTGAATTTGATTTTTCTTATTTTAATAAAAGAGATGTAGATATTAATAATTACCCTATTGAATTTAGAAATAAATACAATAATTATAAAATTGGAAAAGCTAATAGATGGCAAGAAATTAGTATAGAGAATGGAATATGCTTTAAATTTGATGAAAGTGTTATGTTTGGATTACCTCATTTTGCAGGTTTATTTGATGAATTATTTAGATTAGAAGATATAAAAGAGTTAAATGAAATTAATAATAAAGTAGATAATTTTAAACTTATACATCAAAAAATACCTATGAAAACTGATAGTAATGCAAAACCACATGAATTTTTAATAGATGATAAATTTGCAACAGGCTTCCATAATAATGTAAAAAGCAATGTGCCTGATGGGATAGGTGTAGCTACTACTCCGATGGAATTAACTCCTATAACATTAAAAAGACAAGATTCTCATGTAGAAGACATGGTATCAAAAGAATTGCATAATTTAATGTCTGGTGCAGGCGTATCACAAATATTATTTAATTCTGATGGTGCAGTAGGTTTAAATAGAAATCTTGAAAATACATCAACATATATGTTTCCATTATTAAGACAATACGCAACATTTTTTAAAAAAAGATTAAAAATGTTTAATGGAAAAACTTATAGGTGGAAAATAGACTTTCTTTATACAACATGGTATAACCAAAAAGATAAAATTGACCAATATCTAAAAAATGCTCAATATGGATATAATAAATTCTTTGTGTCTGCTAGTTTAGGTATAGATCAAGGTAATATGTTAGGTTTAACTGAACTTGAAAATGCATTAGATTTAACTGATAAAATGAAACCACTTAGTTCATCTCATACACAAAATGGAGATGAAAATACTAATCATAGACCTCAAAAATCAGAAAATGATTTACAAGATTCTGGGGTGAGAACAAGAGATGATGAGAGTAACACTAGATAGATTATAGGTTGTAAAGTTATATAGGAAAGGTGGTGACATATGGATAATAAAAATATAAATACTAGCATTCCTATTCAATTTGAAAAAATAAAAGATGATACTGATAATAGATTTACTAAAGTAAAAATATGGTTGTGTAGTGTTGGACTAACTTTACACAATTCTTATTTTGATAAAACTGTTTTAGAAAAAATGAAAAAATCATTACATAATATTCCAATATTAGGATATTTACAAGTTCAAAATGATAATACGTTAGATATGAAAGGTCATGAAGAAGAAATTGTAATATCAGAAGATGGTGTAGAAACTAGATATCTTGGTAGAGCTTTTGGTTTAATTCCTGAAAATAGCAATCCACAATTTGAGATTAAAGATAATAAAGAGTGGTTAACTTGTGAAGGTTTATTGTGGAATAAATTTTCAGAGGTTATAGATATATTTGATAGAGATTTAGTTAAAAAACAATCTATGGAATTGTTACCTGAAAGTGTTAAAGGGTATTTAGGAAAAGATGGTATTTTTTATTTTACAGATTGTATAGTAGAAGGTGCTTGTATTTTAGGTAATAATAGGACTCCAGCAGTTCCTAATAGTGTAATTGAAAAATTTAGTGTAAACACAATTAAAGAACAATTACAGGAAATGATAATGGAACTTGCTGATACATCCTATATAAACAACATTGAAAAAGGAGGAAGAAACAATATGGGTAATAAATTTGAATTGACATCCCAGCAATTAACAGAAGAATTAAACAGAGTATTATCTTTAAATACCGTCAAAGATAGATGGGGTGATAATGTACCTGCTTATTGGTATGTAGATCATGACAATAATCGTGTGTATGCTTATGATAGAGCAAATCGTTATAATGTAGGTCTTAATTATTCTATGAATGGCGATAAAGTGGAAGTTGATTATGAATCAGCGAAAAGAATTAAGTTTATGCCAGTAGATTTAGAAGAAGGTGTAGAAACAGAGTTTAATTTTGTGCCTAAAGATGAAGTGGATAAGTTTGAAGAAAAATATAATACCGTAAAAACTAAATATGAAAATACTTCACAAGTTTTAGATAAGGTTCAAAAAGAAAAAGATGATTTTAAAGAAAAATTTGAATCTATAAATAAGTCTATATCTGAAAAAGACACAACTCTTAAAGAATTAACAACTAAGTTTGAAACAGTTACTACTTCATATGAAAATTTAAAGAAAAATTATGATGCATTGTTGGCAGATAGTGAAGAATTAAGAAAAATGAAATATGAAAAGTTTAAATCTGAAAAAATAGATTTAATTAATGATAAAAGATTTTCTAAGCTACCTGATGATATTAAAGAAAAGTTTATCAGTGATATTGATAAATTTGAAAAAATTGAAAGTCTTGAAACAGATTTATATATTGAGCTTGGTAAAGTATTTTCTCAATATAGTATAGAAGAAATTAACAAAAATAAAGATACTGATAAAGAGGTATCTGTAAATTTTGAAAAAGTCGATGATGAAGTAACAGGTTATGAAAGATTAATAATCGAGAACAGAAACAAAAAAAATAAAAAATAATTTTAAAATGAGGAGGAATTTAATATGGCAAAAGCAATAGTTAATTTAGACTATTTAAAATCAGTTTATGTAGGTCGTATTTTTAATGTAATGGCAGATTTTGAAATAGAACAAGGTAGTTTGGTTGCTATAGGTGATTTAGTTGATGGTCAGAGAGAGATTTATAATCCTGCCGCTGTAACTGATGCAACTACTGAAAAAGTAGCTTTAATTGCTTCTGATGAAGTTAATCACGATCCAAGAAAAGCAATGTGGGAAGATTTTACAAATGAAGCTGATTATCCTGCAAAAGCTTATGAATTAAAGGAAAATGATGTTTTTACTATAAGTGAAGATGGATTTACAGGAACACCAGAAGTTGGTAAATATCTAATAACTACTAACGGTTCTTTAAAAGGTGTAATTGCAGATAATTTAAATGGTGGAACAGCATTTGCAGCGAAAATTATTGACCTACCAAAACTTGGTTTTAATAGAATTCCTGCTATAAGAGTTCAAGTTGTTAAAAATGGATAATTAAAATATAACATTTAAGGAGGAAAGAGATATGGGTTTTAATAAAAAAGAATATGTTGATTTAGCTATTAACGCTTATTATGGTACAAATACAAAATTTAGCAAAGACGAAATGAATGATGCTCTTAGAAATAAATTAATAGAAGTTTTAGGCACTGATAAAATAAATCGTAAAACTTTAAGACGTGACGGAGATTTAGTTTTTGAAATACTTGAAGAAAGTATTGGAACTATAACTGAAAGAAGAATTGAAGAAGAATTTTCGCCTTTTGCAGAGTATCACAATGTAGGATGGGGAGACACAAAAGTATTTACTCTTGAAAATCCTGATTTATTTGAGGTAGCTTTAGTTGCTGATGGTAATGGCAATCTTTTAAGGCAGAGATTGGAAAATGGTGAAATTACAGTTAAAACATATATGAGAGGTGTAAAGATTTATGAAAATATTTATAGACTTTTAGCTGGAAGAGTTGATTTTGTAAAAATGGCGAATAAAGTTATAGATTCTTATATGAATGAAATATACACCCTTGTTTATAAAGCTATGTATGATATGTATGATAGTATACCTGATGCTTATAAAGTAACTGGTTCATTTTCATCTGCTACATTTAATGAAAAGGTTGAACATGTAGAAGCTGCTAATAATGCATCTGCTATGGTTATTGGTACAAAATCAGCTTTAAATAAAGTTACAGGCACATATGTTTCTGATAATATGAGAGATGAATTTAATAGCAAAGGATATTTTACTAGTGTTGATGGAACTCCTATGTTTAGAATAAAACAAGTACATACACCAGGTACTGATAATTTTGCAATAAATGAAAACTTCTTAATGATTCTTCCTACTGGTGGGGAAAAGATAGTTAAAATAGTTGAAGAAGGGGATTCAATTATAGAAGAACAAAAAATGAAAGGCATGGATTTAGGTTCAGAATATATGTTCTTGAGAAAAAGTGGTGTAGCTGTTGTTACTGGATCTAGAATTGGTGCATATAGATTATCTTAGTGTCAACTACTCACACTTAGTCTTTAACAAGACTTAAAGTGGGAGCTTGTAAAAGCTATGGTTGACTAGACTAAGCCTTAATTGGCTACGTTATTATAGTTATCACACCCTAGAATGATACCCTAGTTTTAGGCTCTGTGTAGGCTCTCTAAACAGTTCTGATGAGTAGGAACAGTGAACCTAATGTGTATGTTCTCACATACAAGC